CCTTCTTCATTCTTTTTTATTGTTGAGCATGCCGTCATGGTTGACACCACTATAATCGCCATAATCACCGTCTTTATCTGTTTCTTTTCCATAATCTGATTTATCGTTTGCAATTAACAAACAATCTGCTTGAATAGTATCAATTAAATTCTGTACTCTAAAATCTCTATCAGGCGACTTAGGATATTGATACTTTGTAATCCTAAGGTCGTCTGACATCTTCTTTAATGAATCTATCTTATCGCAAAAATCACTAATCTTGTGTAACATTATACCTTTCTTCCTGCTGTTTTAAGGTCTTCTTTACTGACCACCATGTAAGGACCTTTATTGTATGCTGGAACAATTGAGTATTGTTTAGATACTTCAATTCTTTCCATTTGTGTTTTGTGGTCTATTGTACCACCATTACCCATACTATTTGATAAACTAGGATAGTTTGGAGTTTCTCTGACATGAGGTGTACTCTGTAATGGTACATATCCTGTCTTAACTTTTGGTAATGCACCAAATCTATACTTGATATAATCATCTAGTGTCATCAACATACTATGCAAACCTTTTGATTTGTAATGTTTGTTGTGTTTTCGTAGGTCTTCTTTATACTCAGCAAGTTGATTATCAGATAGATTATTCATCTTCTTTTTATTCTTGCGTGAGTAACCACTAGATTGATTTGTATAGATAATCGCCATTAGTTTACACTCTTGTTTTCTGGAGTTTCTGCTTCTGACATTGCCTTGACTTCGGCATATGTCTTATTAAATCCAACTTTGTAAAATGCGTCAATTGGATTTTCTTGTAGATAAGCAGACAACAAATTAGAAAAGTTAATGTCAACACCCTCATAGTATTGAGGTTTATTGTTTCTTAACTCTATGTGGTCTCTACAAAATTGAATACGATTGTCGTATATCTCTTTCTTGTTCTTAGTGTCTTTAGATTTTGCAACATCAAACTCTGCAAATAGTGTTTCTTTGCTATAAAAAGCCATAATATAATCCTTTTGTTAATTATTAGTCTTCATCCTACCACATCTTATTGGAAATGGCAAGCCCTATAAAAAGCGTGTTTTTGTTGACTTTTCTCGCCAGAAAAGCTGCCAGGATGCGCCAGGAGAGGCGAATCGAAGCCTTCGTGTACTACCGTACCCCCTCTGGAAGTGGTTCCTTGTTACTTTCTTCTTCAGCCCACTTCTCAAAGTCTTCAACTTTCTTCTCGTTATGTGCTATACTTACATCACAAGCCTTGATGGCGTCTTGTGTCATACCATCAATAACTAATTTACGAATCTTCTTTACATCATCAATGTGGTTTAATACATCAATCATTATTTTACTCCTTGGTCCTCTGAGTTCATTAATAGTACAATATAGTGTACCGCTTTCAGTAGGTCTTTTCTATTCCTACCATCTTTTTTACCAAACCTACACAAATATTTGATTGCATTGGCTTGACAGAAATCTTTGTCAATTCCTACACTTCTTAGCAAGTCTTGTACCTGTGTACCTTTACTTACTTGTGCATAATGTTGGCCGTATGTGCTTTTAATATAGGTTTCTATTTCTTTTAGTATTTTATCTTCATTATATTTCATCATATTAACTATCTATCCAATCTGTTGCTGATTCTTCTTGTTCCGCTTTTTCTAATACTTTCTCTATCTGTACGAAGTAACACCAGTTTGAACCGAATGTAACTGCACCAGTATAATTTAGTGAAGTATCATATGTCTTTGCATTTAGACTTGTAGGTAACTCAGCAGCTATATCTGTAGGTTCGGTTGCAATACCGATATTAGTTATAACTCCTTCTCTACCTTTCATGTCTTGTATTTTGTCACCTATATTAATTATCATAATGTATCCTTTTGTTAGTGTTTTGTTTGAAATAAATGTTCCTTGTCATAACTTAATCCTAGTGTATAACAAATATAACCTGAATCTTGTTCTTTGTCAAGCCCCTCTGCTTGTAATATCCAATTTATCGCAGCTTCTCTGTTTTCTGCACCAAGAGAAAGTGCTTCATCAATTCTACTTTCAAAGGCCTTTAGATTATCTTCTTCTTGCCTTTTTTCAATCTCTGCCTCACGCTTTGCTACATCACAAAGGTGGTCTAATTCGTCTTCTAATTCTTTTGTTGACATTGCTTTGAAGTTGTAATGTCTACCTTTTACACCGTATGCTTGTTTGTGCATTTCATAAACACTTACTTCCAGATTACTTCTTTCATAATCTTCAATAGTAAAAATACCTTGGTCATTCCAGAATTTAATATCTTCTACAACCATACCAGCCCATGAACCAGGATTTTTAGCCATCCAGGCTTTAGACTTAGCGTTAATATTTTTGATGTGTTCTAATAGTGTCATTGTTACGCCATCTCCAATTCCATGTCGATTACTTCGTCAACATTGTGTTCATCAATATCTAATAAGTTAACGGCTTCGACATTCATAATTTTTGTCTTAGCAGCTTCTTTAGTGATAGCATTGTTTTTTAGTTCGTTTAGGATTTTATCAACAGCTTTCTCAGCTTGGTCCCAATAGTAGTTTTTAACTTTACTCATAGTGTGTATTCTCCTTTTGTTTTATTATTTGTAAGACTTCATATAGTGTTTTATAAGGGTTACTATACAATACTTTTTTAGCATTGGCAACTCTTTTTTCAAGTCTTTTTAGTCGCACCCATTGTTTCTTTTTGTTATATTCTCTAATCATTATGTGTCCATTATACAGGTTTCCACATAGAAAGCAAGCGTTTTTTCGCTTTTTTTTAAAGTTTTTTTTGAGACCAGGTAAGGGTTTTAGAGCTGCGACACAAAATACTTGTTATTTCCAAGCATTTTTTACCCATTCCTGCTCGGATTCGTGAGGATTTGGCTGTCCGTGAAACACGGATACCAACGATTCGCCATTGTGTTCATAGGTCATGTCTTGTCTGGAGTACCTATTACCTTTTCTATCATACCACTTATATGATTGTGTCCACGAATCAGGAAATGAACCACATCCAGGTGTGTTCTTTAAAAAGTCGGATATAAGGTTTTGGTCACCTGCAAATCTTCTAAGGTATTCTGGTCGGTTTCCTATGAATTTATGCCAAATCCGTCCGTGAAGGTCTTGTTGCTTGAATCTCATAATACTGGAGTTCCAAAGTTTGGTACTAGGGTTAAAATCATTCATACCACAAAAATCTAATTGTGCTTCGTGTGTATAAAAACAGTCAATGTTACCTGTGATAACAACATCTAAGTCCATGTATAATGTAACACCTGGTAGATATGTGTCTGGATGAAATAGTTGTAGTTTGTTCCACCAACCTTGTAGGTCAGTTTCTTTAAACTGTCTAATGTCAATATCTCCCTCAACCATCTTATGCATTTTAACATGGTCGGTAAATACTACAAAGTTTATAGGGAGTGTGGTGTTTCTTTTCACCATATTGTACAGATTTTGTACATACTCTACGGCGTACTTATCACCATAACAAACACACGCAAAATTATATTTTATATCATTAACCAATTGTACATTGCCCTCATACTTAAAATCAAATACATTAATTCCATCAGCGCTCTTGGCCAATCTCTGTCTTTGTAACCAAAATACACCCACATAACACAAGCGACTACACTAAGTAACCAACCTACCCATTGAGTAGAAATATTGGCACTTGATAAAATAAATACAGAGGTAACTGCTAACGCAAAACCTAACCAGCGTTCTGGTACTGTACCTTTAAAATATCGAAAGCTAAGCCATCTTCTATTTCTTGTATTGTAAACTGGTGGTTTGCTGTCATGTTTAGCCATTCTTGCACCGTCTTCCTACCTGGTTTAAAAGGTTTTTCTATCTTATCTATTTTACGACTTGTTATCAAAGCTGCCACATTCCTTTGATGTGTAAATGCCGGTGTCATATTTAGGACACCATCTATTGCTGATAATGACATATTTGTCACAACACACCATGAGTCTTTTAAATAATCTCTTATGTCTGTATTCCAAAACTCATTACTTGGTCTTGGTTTATTTCTCATTTTAATTGGTCTATCTGTATATTTTTTAATTTCTTCTGTAACTTGTTTAATCCATTCTTCTTGTGTAAGATTGTTGATATGATAACATACAGTAGGAGATGAAGGACATAATAAAATATGGTCACCACTATCACGCCAACCTTTGAAGTGACAATCAATACCTTGTTTGTCTAATATATTCCACCTGTCTGGTGAAGTAACATGAAATCTGTTTGTGTGAATACCACCTCTACATATTCTAAAATAAGTTGTGTCGTAATTATTGATGATAGGTTCTGGATATCTTGTGATTTGTTCAGTAAGATAACCTACATCTACATACCACCATTCATCACCTCTTTCTTCACATTCTTTTATCTGTCTAATATTTTGACCTGCTAAACCCCAAAAGAAGTGTACATCTTTACCCTCATCTTTCCAACCTTTTTGTATGGCAGGCCATAGTTGGTGTGACAGGCATTTATCCCATGCTATTTTATGTGTTATAATCATCTTGCCCTCAATAAGTTATTGTTTACTTTCATTACTGTATCTAATATTTTATTGTCTGTAAAATTTTTAAATGCTTCGACATCTTTAGGAAAACAACTGCCATCATAACCTAACTTTTCTACTTTCATATGACTAGGTCCTATGTTTTCAAACAAACTTAATATACCTATCATTTCATTATAATTTATATCTTTACTTAATTTTCTATTTAAATCGTGAAAAAATGTGACCTTGGTTGCTAACCAACAATTATGTATATACTTTACCATGCTAGCTGTTTTTCTATTTGTTATCACATTCTCTTTGTTTAATTTACCAAACCTATTTACCCACCATTTTACTTCTTTTTCTTCACCACCCCAAATGAATACTTTTTGATTCTTAAAATCTTCTTTAGCATACTTTTCTCTTAAAAATTCTGGCGAATAAATTACATTCTTTGAATACTTATCAATTTGATTGGGTAGTATGGTAGACTTAATTAAAATTTTCATATCACCTAAACCATACACAACCTTTTTTATAATACTATCATCTGGTTTACCATTTTCAGTAGGTGTAGGTAAACAGATAATGGCACCGTCAGCATTTAGGTAATCTTTTATTTTATTATTATTCAACCTAGGGTCTATGCGTACAACTTTAATATCATGTTCTTCTAAACAATCTGCAATTGTACCACCTACAAAACCACAACCTATAACTAAAATCATTGTAACCTATCTACCACTCTTCTTGCTGTACCATTACTAATCTCTGACATATTAAATTGACAACTTAACAAACTATCAATCCAATCTTGTCTTAAATCATCATCTGGATAAAAAGGTGTTTCAATTTTTGAAATATCTATCTCAGATACAGGTACAGATT